ATAAGGTCCTGTGATCTCTCATCCTTGCCGCCAAAGATGTAGAAGTAGTTTTCCTTTCCATCTTTTCGGATTGTTAACAGGTTATCAGCTCTGTGATCAGTTACGGAATACCCTCTGGAACGGAGCATCAGTTTTAGCCAGAATAATACATTTCTTCGGAAAGATCCGATTGTCTTTCCACACATAGCAAAATTCTGTCCAGTAAATGTGTTCATAGCCCACATAACAAAGGATAAGGACATGCTTATGGTCTTTCCTGAACGGATTGCCCCGTCTGCTATGATCCCATCCATATCATGTACAGAAGAACTTTTACACCACCAGGTAAGGACCTGCTTCTGTTTCTTTGAGAATGAAGAAAAATGAAATGTCTGGCCATTTTGTTTCACTGACCGGTTCTGTTTCATTTTATTCAAGCGTTCTCTCAGCTTAACTATCTTTTCATGCATCCACATCACCCCAAACAGATTCTGCTGATGTATTCATAGCATCCAGAAAGCCATCATCCTCATTGTTTTCGCTTTGACCATCCTGTTTCAAAAGCTCGAATTCAAATCGCATAGTTTCAAGCTCCAGACGGGCATCATCATATCCAAATTTATGAAGCATTTCTATTGCTTTCTGCTGCCTTGCCTGCACTCTGGTTAAAGCATCCTCTATTGTCTGAATCTGCCCAAGGATCCCCTCGTATTTCTTTAGTTCTGTTGGTTTTCCTTTTTCTATACCGGAACTATATTCTGTTACTGACATTCCAGAAGGGATAATCTCTCCATCAGGTCCTGTTTCCGGTTCTTTTTCTTCCAACTGACGTAACACCTCGATTCTTTTCAGCATCCGTCGCTCTCGGACTGTAAGAAGTCTGATTTCCTGAAGAAGGAGCTGTTCTTTATCTGGCTGGACCATAGCAATCAGTTGTTGTTCTTCTGGATTTAGGTTATCAAAAAAGAGAGTTTCAAACTCTCCTGTCTTGACTGCATTCTTATTTTTCGGTGGTGCACCATGTCCTTCTGCATTTTTGTTATCTGGTTGGCCTCCTTTTCTTTTCGCAGCGTTGCGTTTTTCTTTTGCAACGTTGCAATCCCAATTGTATCTGTTCTTCCAGCTTCGGACTGTTCCTTCTGGGATTCCCAGTTGGTTGGCAATGTCTATTAATTTCAGGCCTTTATCATATAATGCCTTGGCCTGTGCTACTCTCTGATCTGGTGCTCTTGCCAAGCCTCACCACCTCTCATTCGTTTGTTTTTTATTTGATGGACATTCTGAGATTCGAACCCAGGACCGACCGATTATGAGCCGGTTGCTCTGACCTGCTGAGCTAAATGTCCGTATTATATTAATTTTTTAATATAGAAAAAGCAGCCCAAAGGCCGCCTCTTCTTTTTGTTATAAATATATGTCTTACTTATGCAGCTTAATTTCAGCAGCCTGATTAAGAATTTCTTTGTAAATATGATTATCTGTTTTTATCCAAAACTTTTCCATATCAAATCCCCTTTTCATCATTTTATTGCCGAATTGTTTCTCTTTTCTCATATCATGCTTAAAATCGCTATTAGATTTGCTTCCTGTTAACTCTTTTATTTCTTTTATATTGCAACTTCTTTTTAATTCATCTTCTAGATTTTTTACTTGTGTAATGCACAGTACCTTTTTTATTGTTCTTTGTTTATTAAGAAATTTTATATTTTCTTTTAATGTATCAATATTTCCGGCATCTGTATCAAATACCAGGACTACTATTGTCCCCATCTTCAATGGCATAATCCTAAGTTCAGTAAACTTTTCT